TATTTAGATAATATGTTTGGTTATTTTAACTCTACACAATCTGAAAACACACCGCAAAGTTATTGGATGTTTAGGCGTTATCCAAAAGTATTTGATACAGTTGCTTACCTAGGATCAGGTAGTAATGGACATGAAGTAAAACATTCATTAGGCGTTGTGCCGGAAATGATTATGATTAAAAATATAACGGACACAGAAGATTGGGATGTAAGACACGCTAATTTAAGTTCCAATGGTGATTTTGGTACATTTGGAACAAGGTTAAAATTAAATACAAATGCCGGTGAAGCAAGCTATAGTTCAATTCAAACTTCTGGAGTTACCGCTGCACACGTTACTCATCGATTATCCTACAACGATATCAATGCGAGTGGCGATAACTACATCATGCTGCTTTTTGCGACTCTTGCCGGTATTTCAAAAGTTGGGGCAGTAACAGTTTCAGGAGCAACTAATGTAGATTGTGGTTTTTCTGGTGGAGCTAGATTTGTTTTAGTAAAACGCACAGACGCTACAGGTAATTGGTACTTGTGGGATTCGGTGCGCGGAATTGTATCAGGTAATGACCCTTATTTATTCTTAGATACGACGGATGATGAAGTTACGAATCAAGATTTGATTGACCCACTGGATGCAGGTTTTACTTTATCATCAAATTTTACCGATGGAACATATATATTTTTAGCGTTAGCATAGGAACTTAATATGACAGAATATTACAATTCAACCACAAAAAATATTGCGACGTGGGAGCAAATAAAAAAAGATAATTTTGAAACGTCTTTTCCAAAATTACCGAACGCAGATATTTTGACAAGTTTTGGTTATTCTGCTGTTTTCGAAACGCCTGTGCCATTACCGTCTGCTACAACAAAAAAAGTATTTAGAGATGGCGTTGAGCAAGACGCAGATAAACGATGGGTTTTTAAATGGTCAGAAACAGACAGGTTTTCTGATTACGAATCTACTGATAGCGACGGTAAAAAAATTACGGTTACAAAGTCTGAACAAGATGCTGATTATCAAAAACAATTAGATAGTTCTGTCGCATCAAGTATGCGTAATCAACGTAATGCGCTTTTAGCTGAAACAGATTGGATGGCATGTTCTGATGTTACTATGAGCAGCGCATGGAAAACATATCGTCAGGCTTTGCGTGATTTACCTGCACAGTCAGGTTTTCCAGATGTAGATTTTCCTACTAAACCATCTTAGTTTGGTAATCGAAGGTTAAACAATGCCAGATCCAGTAACGATAATGATGGCTTCATTTGCAGCCGTAAAAGCAGGCGTGGCTGGTGCTAAGTCATTACACGAACTTGGTAAGGACATGGGTTCTTTATTTTCAGCAATTGATGACATCAAGGCTGATGCTGCAAGTGCTAAAAAAACTGGCGGCTCTAACGCGATGCAAAAGTTCATAGCCCTAAAACAAGCTGAAGATACAGAATACAATATTAGGCAAATAGTGATAGCAGCCAGAGGCGAGGCTGGATGGCGGCAACTCAAGCAATTACGGCAAGAAGAAAAACAACAAAAGATTGAAGGTAAATACCAAGCAACAAGACGTAAAAACCAGATTATAAATGCAATTGGTTGGATGGTTTCAATATTTATTACGGCTGGTGGTGCTTACTTAATGTACCTTTTTGCCATGAAGTATAGATAATCTGGAGTAAATGTTTGACCTGGGTAATAAGCAAATTGTGTTTATAACAATTGCTTTTTTTATAGTTGCTTATCTTAAAGCATTACATGAAGAACCAGCATGGATGATATTGAAATGAAACAAAAAAAAGAACAAAAGAAACTACAGCCAGGAAGTGCGTGGGAGCAGTTTGATCTTGACCAAGACGGCACGGTATCTGACGGCGAATTGGCAATGGCTCAGAAGATTGAGCAGCTAGAACATGATCGAGATATGCACGAAAACCTAGATCGTATGATGGATCAACAACGCATGATGGCCTGGCTAGCGATGGGTTCGATGGTTGTATTTACAGGCTTGTTGTTTCTACCGCAACTCGATGGTTCTAAGATCATAAACTTTAGCGGCATCCTTAATACATTCTATGTTTCGCAGGCCGCTGTGGTCAGCGTCTTCATGGGAGCTACGGCTTACAGTAAAAGCAAGAACGGTAAATCATAAGTGCCAAATCAACCAGTCAAGGAAGAAGATCACCCACTAACACTTGGAGCGGATAAACATATATCTGTTCCAATCAGTTCTTTGATTTCGATTGTGGTAGCAACAAGCGTTGCAACTATATTGTATTTTCAAGTTACGAGTCGGCTTGATAAGTTGGAATATGACAGAGATTTAATAGCTATCGAAGTCGAAGAAAATGATAGTTGGATAGATAACTTTGCGCCGCCACCAGCTGTACAAGATACTGTGCAACGAGTGCGAGAACTAGAAAAGGAACTCTTAATTATGAAGTATGATTTGCAAAGATTGAAGGCTGAGTAATGTTGTCAATTCGGAAAGGCAAGGCATGATAGCACAGCTACTAGGTGCTGCTAGTGGATTAGCTTCTACATGGCTAGAAGGCCGTCAGGAAGCCGCTAAGAGCAAGTCAGCTATAGCCAAGGCTAAAGCAGAAGCAGAAGCGAAGGTGATGGTTTCTGCCGCCACAAGCACGGCTAAGTGGGAACGCATTATGGCTCAAAATTCTAGCGATAGCTGGAAGGACGAAGCCTGGACAGTTTTATTTATATTAATCATAGGCGCAAACTTTGTGCCGTTTCTACAGCCCTACATTGAGCAAGGCTTCATTGCTTTGGACAAATGCCCAGCATGGTTTCAATGGGCGATGTACGCAAGCATAGGTGCGAGCTTTGGTATTCGTGGATTAAAAGGATTTAAGAAATGAACATAGACAGATTAAGACAACAACTTGAGATTGATGAAGGTGTTAAGTACGAAGTGTATAACGATCATCTTTCTAAAAAAACTTTTGGAATTGGGCATCTTTGTTTGCCGTCAGATCCAGAGTATAATCAAGATCTTGGAACGCCTGTGAGCGATGAGCGTGTCAAAGAATGCTTTGATAAGGATGTAGAGTCTGTGCTTGTTGACTGTAAAAGATTGTATGATGATTTTGATGATCTGCCTGACGAAGCCCAAGAAATTATTGCGAACCAAATGTTCAACATGGGCCTAACAAGGCTATCCAAATTTAAGGGTATGAAAGCAGCAGTTGATGCCAGGGATTGGAACAAGGCAGCTGATGAAATGGTTGACAGCCGATGGTATCGTCAGGTCACAAACAGAGCAGAGCGTTTGGTCAAGCGTATGCGTAGCTTGGCAGGCTAGAAATAAAGTCACGCAAAGGGTGACAGGTCAGATAGGTAGGCATCTTGTAGGCAAACGGTGGGCAGGAACAGGAGAGATCATACGATGAACTGTGATAAAGAAAACACAGGTTTATCTTATTTTATTATATATGCTCATATCTTCTTATCAAACAATAGGTTCGAGCCCCGTCAACCGCGCCATTTAACTCCTTGTTTTTAAATGGTTTATGTTTTTAAATACGCCAAATGTGGGCAAAATGTGGGCAAAATGAGTTGATAGACTTGCCGTGATACGTTAATTTTAGGCTTGATTTTCTGCCCACAAATGCCCATCCTTATTAAATATTAAAAAAATATTTGCCCACATGGGTCAAAATAAGGATGGGAACAATGACAATACAAATTAAATATTGGGAGAGTAATGCAAAAGCAAACAGACCAGCTTGGGTTGTTAGGCTTGGAAATAAAAAGAATTATTTTAGCACCAAAGAAAAAGCACAAGAGTTTTTAAAAATTATTAACACTAAGGAAGCAACCGATCCTGGCATGACGCTCGATACGCTGGTTGGCTCTGTACCTTCTTTAGCTGATGGCGGTTTACATTCTTTCAAAGCAAACCTTAGTCACAACGGCAATCCACTTGATTATATTTCAAGGCAGCGTGAACGATATGACCGTGAACAAATTACTTGGAAGCAATATCAGCATTTAGCAAAAGTTGGTCAAGCAATGTGTGATGTTATTGTTCTTGGTAAACGCTTTGGATCTTTTAAGGTTTATGAAATTACTGGCGCATTTATGCGTGATGAAGTGATGAAGGCTTTGGAAGTAAAATCCATAAACAAAAAAACGAATGTAAAAATATTGCGTAGTTCAAAGACCTTGAAAGAATATTGGTCAGGGATGAAACTTATTTTTAGTTTTGCGATTACAAAGAAAACTCTTATTCAGCAAAATCCTTGCGGCGAAGATATTGAATTTACAGATTATGGACAGATTACAGCAAAACAAGAAAAAGCTCGTAGGGTTGAAACAGATACTGTTAGTGCAATTATTGCAGCCATGCCGCATCCAAGGTCTAATGAAAACCGACAGCTTCTTGATTGGCGGTTGATGGCAAACTTTGCTGCTCAAACTGGATTACGCCAGGGCGAACAGCGGCCACTACGATGGATGGATTTAGATTTAGAAAAACAGTTTGTCCATGTAACTCATTCAGTAACTTCAAAAGAAGAGGGCGATGTTGATGTTAAAGGAACAAAAGGCGATAGAGTAAAAAAGACTAATCAATATCAAAAACGCAAAGTGCCTCTCTCAGATAGTCTTGTTCAGGAACTTAAAGAGTGGTTTATGTTTTGCGGTTGTCCTAGCGCAGAAGAATATATTTGGAATGAAAAGTCAGGTTGCATTTTAAATGCTAATAGATTTTCTGATTTAATGGCTAGGGTTTGCGATCAGCTTATTGAGCAAAAAGCAATTACAGATCGAGTGTTATGGCATGAATTTCGCCATTACTATGCCGCTGAACGGCTGATGCGAAACCGTGTAGAGCCTGTTAGCCGTGCGCTTGGTCACGCTAATATAAATATTACACAAGAGGTGTACGGTCATTTTATTCAAGACGCTAAGTTCGATGCAGAAGAGCTAGAGAGCGCAAATAATTCTAGTTTAGTAATGGCACAAGCAGGGGCATCTTAGCCCCTGTTTTTTTTATGCGTGAATTTTGGTTGTAAATTTAAGCCAAATTTGGTCTGGTGGATCAAGGATTTCTTGCGGTACAAACCAAACTGGACCTCTGCCTGGTTTAAATTCTTTTTGCCCTGCTTTTTCATCAAACAGTTCTTTGGTTATTCCACCGACAATCTGAACAACGTTTGGCTCGTATGTTGTTAAGACAAGAATAGCGTAATCAGACCTAAACCAATCCTTGTACTTAAAAAGTAAATTTGCATCACCAGATTTGCTTGCTTTTACATCAATACTAATCCCACCAAAATACAAGTCCACACCGTTGTCTGGCCCTGCTGCACATACATTAAAATTTAAGTTAAAACATTTGGCCACAGCCATTTCGCTTTTAAGTGCTAATGTGTTTCGATCAAAAGGAGTCATGCCAGATTTGGCCGCTTTATCTTTGCCGCCTGTCTGTTCAATAATCCAGCCGACATAGCTTCGCATATTCGCCGCTTGGTGAATTTGCGATAGTTCTTCTTTACTCAGTCGTATCTTCAAGTTGCCTCGCAGTTTTTAAACAGTCATACGCCAGGTCAATCAGCTCCTGTTTCGTCATTGGCCTTGTGTAAAATCCCTTGTGCCTCAACCACACGCAGAGCTGTCTTGGCCGTGGATAGACTATTAACTCCGAAGCCAAGCAAGGTTGCTCTTGATATGAGAGAGGTGCTGCCAAGTTTAAGGCACTTGATTTGTCCGTCTTTGCAGAGTCTGCGAAGCGCAAGCTCACCGCCTTTTCCTTTCCTGTTCGGAAATAGAAACTGAGCAGCTTCTTTAATTGTAAAAAATATTTGTTCATTCATACTAGAACTCTATTTCTTCTGGCGTAATATTAATCTGGCTAGATGGATCTTGATAGCCGCTCGATGGCTTACTAAACGTGCCAGCTTCTTTCGGGCGGTTTACAAACAAGTTTATGTTGCCACGCTTTTCGTATTGATCGCCTACCTTTTCTTGTAATCCTATACTTAGTGTCATTCCATATTTGAGCAGCAGATCTCTGACATCGTTGGCTCGTTGACGATCTTCTTCAGACATATTAGGGCCGTCAGCAGTCTGAATCCAGGCTGACGCTGAATAGGTATGGCCGCTTTGTAATGTTTGCATCAGGTTAATTTTACTGTTGCCTAATTGTGGTGCTTTTGACATTTACTTTCCTTTCAAATTTTCTTCTTGTGTTTTGTAGGCTGCTCTAACCTCTTCAAATTTATCTGGGTGCGCTTTTTGCAATCTGCCCAGCATAGTATTATTATCTTTCTTCCAAGCCATGAGCCGCCCAGGAAACGCAATCTCAGCTATTTCTTCCTTAGCTTGCTCAACAAATTTAAGAAGTGTTTTTGCCGTGTCATATTTTTCTGGTAAATTGAAGGGTGGATCTTCACCTGGCACAAAGATTTCTTTTGGCTCTGCCTTTGCCTGTTGTTTTGGCGGTCTAGCTGTTGAGCTAACACCATCGTCATCTTCAGATGCCAAGTTTAGAATAGCTTGCAGGGCGTACCGCCGTGTATAAGTTATCGTTGAACCTATGTTTTGCATGGGATTGGCGTTCTTCAATGACTGCGCTTCAAGATCCAAATAAAACTCACTTGATATTTCTTCACCAGAAGAGTGCAGCAGGGTTGTGATGAGCACAGAAGTCGGGGGCGATGTATCCCTGTAGCAAGCCGTAGTTTGCGTTACAGCAAGCTCAGCGGCGGCCAGAGGCTCTCTGATAACATCGAGCGTAGAACCTAAGTCTGCATACTTATACTGATGCGCCTGGCTCTGCTTTTTTATGTTGCCTTCCAATGCTCCATGAAACTTTACTAACGCCTTGTTCAGCTCTGGTGTACTCATTCAATGCTCCATGTTTTTTTTGCTAAGTCTATTATTTCTGGTACTTCATCTTTCCAGGTAAAGTGATCGAAGTCAGGTGGGTCAAGCAGCTCAAACAAATCTTCAACTGTTTCTGATCTGCGAAGCATTGTTTCAGTACGCTTGTGCATCTGACTGATTTGCTCCACACAATCAGCTAGGAAGTCATCGCTTAATTCATCGCTGTTGTTAGGTGTAAATACCTGACAGTCTGTTGCTGTGGCATAGACTAAGAAGGGCGGTCTATGGCCGTTTAAATGCCACCAGCCAGCCGTTTGATAGACGTTGTTCATATCATACATACCCGACAAATTTTTGGGCGTTGAAATAGAACGAAAGCCAGACTTGGTAGCTGGCGCATAGCTTGCCCACTTTGTTTTTAAATCACCACGCCTGCCATAATCAGGCTTTGTGAAATGTGGGATCTCGTTCTTAGGCATCAGCCCTATAAAATCCACTTCACCGATAATCTGATTGTCCTGGCTCATGGCTTCTTTAAGACCTTCTACAGCCATTTTAATTGTGTCTGGGATATCTGTTTTGTAGCGATCAATAGATGCAATATCCGAATCAGTAAGATCAGCACCGCCGTAGGTTCTGGGCTTCCAGGTTTCGGCATCTTTTAAGACACGCTCAAACGCCTCAGAAGGGTCAACAGGCTCAGCTCCATCAACGCCTAGTATCAGGTCAGCTCCTAGCTGCACTAGCTGCCCAGCCTTCATTTTGGGATTCTGTGATCTGTTCCAGCTATAAGCCTTGGCCTGCTCCCTAGAGGCTTCTGTGTTTTCTTTGTAAAGTTTGTCTATAAGAGGGCGCAGTATGACCTTGCTGAAGAGCTTGTCAGATCGACTGCCGGACTTAGGATTGCTGTGATGAAAGTAGCTAAACTTTTCTGCCCATTCTGGTACAGGATTGAGGCTCATGTGGATCTCCCTTTTCAGAGAGATTAATAAAATTAACGCAAAACGGCAAGTATTAAGTTAAGAAAATTTAAATTAATATGAAATTTGCGTTAAGTTAAAGTTCAACAAGGCCACAATCTTCTGGACGCATCACTTCCATCAATAAAGTTGTTCCCCAAACAAACGAAGTTTCTTCCAACATATTGTTACTAAAAATTGATTGGACACGATATGTGCCGTCGCGGTTCTCCCAAGGTATACAAATCCAAATCTGGCCTGTTACTAATTTTACAATCGCTTTTTTGCCATGAATTTTTGGGCATACTTTTGATTGCTGGACAGCTTTATTACTAAATAACATAAGTGAACCGTTAAGATGACGGTTGAGAGCTGTAAGATCTCTGCGAACATATGTTATGTCCGACGGCAGATCAAAAGCGTTGTAAATATAGACTTTTGCCTGACTTGCATCGTGGACTTTGATCGTTCCATCGTTGTTTGACGTAAGATAAGAATCATCTAAAATACCAAACATTTCGATAGGGTCTTTATCAATTAATATATCTTTCACGCTGCATTGTAATATCTTTGCGTAATCTTCTGCGTCTTTAAGATTTATTTTATACAACCCAGAAATTTGGCGTGATAACGACTGAGGCGTAATACCTTTCGCATGGGCCACTTGGATCTTTTTAAGACCAGATTGTTTAATCATTCTATTTAAATTTTCACCACTCATTTGCAATGTCATAATGTACTCCTTTACTATGGTCAACCACTGTTAATTAACGTACTGCGTTAAGGTTATTATTTTTTTATATAAAACTTGACGCAAAAAGGCAAGCAATTTAAAAAGAGTTATGACACTTGAAGAATATCGACAGACAAAAGGTTGGTCTTACTCGCATTTAGCCAAGATGGTTGGCTGCTCTCACGCTACTGTCGCATCTCGATGGTGCAAGGGCGAGATGATACCAAAACCAAAACACATGGAGCAGATTTCTAAATTAACGAATGGAGCTGTGAGTCCAAATGACTTCTACAAGCATGACTGAGGATCAGCTACAGAAACAGGTTGCAGCCTATCTGCACGTTGCCTTGCCGGATGGCTCTATCTTTCATCACTCGCCAAACGAAGGCACACGCCATGTAAACTTCAAGATGAAGCTGAAGAGCTTTGGTACGCAATCAGGTTGGCCAGACATAGAAATCTTTTGCCCAGGCACAGCAACCATTTTCATAGAATTAAAAAGAGCCAAGCCCAAAGGTAAGCTGTCGTTTAACCAGGCACTGCTTAGAGATCAGTTTGAAAACCTTGGCTTGCATTGGGCCATGTGCTGCACACTCGATGAAGTGGTGGATTTCCTAAGCCCTATCGTCAGGCTCAAGGGCGGTACACGCTTCATAAACCTAGCCAAGAACGACAACACAGGCAGAAGGGTGCGATGATGGCTCATGTGGATCTCTGCTCTGGTATAGGCGGCTTTGCACTTGGCTTTGAGTGGGCAGGGCTGAGCAAGCCTGTTCTATTCTGTGACATTGAGCCTTGGTCTAGGAAGATACTTAAAAAGCATTGGCCTGATGTGCTGATATGCGAAGATGTAAAGGAGTTAGCAGATGACCCAGATCGATATGTTCCCAGACTTGATTGGTCAAACACAATTGTCAGCGGCGGCTACCCATGCCAAGCCTTTTCAGTCGCAGGCAGGCAAAAAGGCTGGGAAGATCCTAGAGCAATCTGGCCGTGGCTGTTTAAACTTGTTGCACTCAAAAGACCAAAGTTCTGCGTTTTTGAAAATGTTACTGGTCACATTGCCTTGGGCCTCGATAAGGTCATCCATGATTTGGAAGGTGAAAACTACTCCGTCACAACGCTTATTATTCCAGCTAGTGCAGTCGGTGCGCCCCACAAGCGAGAGCGGCTCTGGATTATTGCACACTCCAACAGCAACAGCCAATCAGATGTCACCAAGCATGAACAAGAGCGGTTGGTGGCCGACACCGAGAGCAGCAAGCGGTGGCCCAGGCAAGAACCCAAACAACAAAAGGGGGATGCACCAAGGCAATCCATTAGCAACGGCAGTAGCAATGTGGCCGACACCAACAACACAAGAAATAGAGCATCCAAACATGAAACTGAGCAAGACAGGCAGACGGCTGACGAAGGACGGCAAGAACAGCCACAGTCTGAATTTAGCCGACAGCGTAACAATGTGGCCGACACCGAGAGCAGGGTTGGAAAAGCACTCAACGAAAGATGCTTATTGGAACAATCGCATACAGAAGGGCAGACAAACAGACATTCAGATGGAAGTTTACAAGCAAGAGCAATCGGGCAGCCTCAACCCAGAATGGGTGACCTGGCTGATGGGCTATCCACGGGGATGGACAGATTTGGAAAGCACGACGGATTTGAAGTAGAGCCTAGCGATATTCCTAGAGTTGCGTCCGGCATTAAGGACAGAGCCAATAGGCTCAAGGGCTTGGGTAACGCCATTGTGCCAGGTATTGCAATGCAGATTGGCTTAGCCATTAAGGAGAGCCAATGGAAGTAACAAGCTATGCAGTAATGATCCTCATGCAGTTCAGCTCCCTGGAAGCCTGCGAGGCTTACGCCATGAACCTTAACCATCACGACAAATGCGTAAAAATTATTAGCTACGAAGAACCAAGCAACGAAAGACCGCTGAAGCGGCCAGACATAATCGAAGGGATGAAGATATGAAAATAAGTATAGCTGAAGAGTTTGCGCTAAAGCCCATAGGTAATGGCGCATATAGAAGTAACAAGATAGATCCACAATCTGTAGCCAAGCATTACATCCAGTATCGGATGAGTAATTACTGGACGCTTCTTGATATTGCTACAGCATCAAATTTTGAGCTGCCGTTTGGCAAGACCAAGTGGACAAAAAAGCTGCTTACAGATGCCTGCGTTGAATGGCTCACCAAATGAACCTAAACGCTCAGTCTAATCCTTACACGTTGCCAGAAGGTAATGTGCTAATAAGTTTTAGTGGTGGGCGTACAAGCGGCTATATGTTGCATCAGATCCTTGCTGTGAACGGTGATTTACCAAAGCGTTGCAAAGTTGTGTTTGCTAATACAGGGCGTGAAATGCCAGAAACGTTAGACTTTGTGCAAGAATGCAGTCAGCGGTGGCAAGTGCCTGTGACTTGGCTAGAATACAGAAAACAAATGCCTAAGTTTGTAACTGTGAATCATAACTCTGCGAGTCGAAATGGTGAGCCATTTTCTGAGTGTATCGATAGCGTAACAAAATTTAGGTATCTTCCTAATCAAGCGCAAAGATTTTGTACTCAGCAAATGAAAGTTTTGACTATCAAAAGATATTTAGTAAGCCAAACATGGAAACAATGGACAAACACTATAGGCATTCGTGCAGATGAGGCTCACAGAGTAAAACCATCAACAGATAATAGGTGGACAAATTGGTCACCATTAAACGATGCAATCGTGTCGGTGCATGATGTTCAAAGGTTTTGGAAGCAACAACCATTTGATTTGAAAGTTACACCAGGATTTGGAAATTGCGATGGTTGTTTTTTAAAATCAGAAGCAACTCTTGCAGCTGTGTGGCGTGAACACCCACATCGAATGAAGTGGTGGTCTGACATTGAAAATACAGTTGGTTCTAAATTTCATAAAAACAGAACATACAAACAAATAGGCGATTTCGTTAGCCGTCAAGGCGATTGGATCTTTGACGATGAAGCATACCTTTGCCAGGCAAATGATGGGGAGTGTACAGGATGAATACAAACAGCAGATTTTTTAATTTATGGGTGGATAAACGCCCTTGGTGGAACAAAATGTGGACTCAAATCACGAAGGGTATTGACAGATGGTTTTGAGTTACAGTATTCGTCAGAAGTCAGCTTACACATATAAGCTAATATATATTAGCTTACCGTCTATATTGTGCTTAACAAGATATGCTTACATAATAAATAATATATTTAAAAAAAATATAAGCACTAAGAAAGAAGATAAGCACTCCACTTTGAGCTTATCTATATTAGCTTATATACTGGGAAGCTACTAATGGGTAGCTACTCTATCACAGATCTCGATGATTTGTTTTCTGAGGCTGCGGAAACAGAGCGCAGGCTTCCGGCTGCGGTTAGGAAGCAAAAGATGGCAAGTTGGCCAGAGTATCTACGGGATTGGAAAAGCTACGGCTGGCAAGATTATACGCCACGACTTTCACCAGCAACGACCAAAGCTGTTGATAGATTTGAGTTAGCTTTAGATCTTGGCATCAAGCATATGGACAAGGACGATAGAGCTTTAGTTTGGCTTGTATGCCATAGTGGAGCGTTTAACGAGCGTGGTCCTCGATGGACCAAGATTGGCAGAGCAATGGGCCTAGAGCGTAGGATTGTAAAGCGAAGATATGAACAGGCAATCATTAGGCTTTACTACAAGCTATTACATTCCTAGAAAAAAATGCAGCCTCAAATTAAATAACTGTTGACTGAATGCCTGAAAGGACTCACATTCTGGATATAATCGGCAGATAGTGTCTGCCAAGCTCCCAAAATTCATGTTCCTCCCAGAACTGCTACGCCTCGTAGCATAAACTTGTAGCCAGGTTATAGCTGAGTACCAATATCATAGCAGATGGTGCGTCACAGGACAGCCGTAGCCTGGTTATTTTTTAGGTATCACCATGTTTAAACGAATAAAGGATTGGCTTATGTCTTTGTATAAGAACATCAACAAGCGTAAAGCTGCCGGAACAAGTCGGCCCAAGTCTAAGTCAACAATAAGCGACAAGGCGTATAAAAATATGAAGGCTGGCTTTCCAAAGAAAAAGAAAGCTAAGAAGAAGTAATGGTTAAGCGCAACGTCACGCAGGCTCAGTTTAAAGAGATCTGCGAACAATTGATTAATGGCAAAAGCCTGGAAACAATCTGCAAGGCTGACAATTTGCCAAGCAGTAGAACCATTCTAAGATATGTGCAAGATGACGAGGATGCTTACAAGCAATACCGTGCTGCGAGGGCGATCCAGGCTGAAGTTCTCAGGGATTCAATAATTGAGCTTGTTGAGCGTGAGCTGCCAACAGATCCAAAGCTGGCTATGGCTGAAGTACAAAGGCGTAGGTTAGAGGCTGACCAGAAGGATAAGTATATCAGGCAGCTTGCACCACTTGGCATTAGGGATCGATCAGAAGATAAGCAAGCGTCAGGTAGCATCACGTTATCGTGGGAAGGTGCAGAGATCGTTAGCAGCTAGGTAAGTTGTAGGAGTTGTAGGAGTTGTAACTTGTGTATATTGCACGTCCTGTGTCGGAGATCTCGCACACAAGGCAGCACCGCCGGCTTTTGTTTTTTGTTTTTGTTTGCCCAGGTTTTGCCTACATTCTGCCTACATATAAAGATACAGCCTTATGTTATTGATTAAAGTGACAGGTGGACAGCCTGTCTTACTACTTTTTTGGCAATCCTCGATGCCCACCCTCCGATATTTTTTGCCGCCTTCTTATATGTATAATATGCCTATCCTAGATTCACTCATTCACACACTGTTCCATGAAAATAGAAATACCATATTCGCCGCGCAAGCTCCAGGCAGATTTGCACAAACGGCTCAGCGATAAGCGTTGGGGCGTTGTTGTATGCCACCGGCGCTTTGGCAAGACTGTAATGGCGATCAACCATCTGCTGAGGGACGCTATACTCTGCGATAGACCCAATCCAAGGTTTGCCTATATAGCACCTACCTATAGGCAGGCTAAGGCGGTGGCCTGGGATTATTTGAAGCAGTTTGCTGAAAAGATTCCTATGGTGCGATTCCATGAAACGGAGCTGCGCTGTGATTTGCCTAACGGTGCTAGAATACAGCTCTTGGGTGCTGAGAACCCAGCCAGCTTGCGTGGATTATATCTTGATGGCGTATGTTTAGATGAAATGGCCGACATGCCGGAGAGCCTTTTTCCTGAAGTTATACGGCCTGCACTCAGTGACCGTAAGGGCTATGCAGTTTTTATAGGTACGCCTCGTGGCCATAATGCATTCTACGAACTCTATGAGGCTGCTACAAGTCAGGACGATTGGGTTACGGCGGTGTATAAGGCTTCTGAAACTGGTATTTTGGATAATGAAGAACTTGACGCTGCCAGAGCGATGATGAGTGCCGATCAGTACGCACAGGAATATGAGTGCAGCTGGCAGGCGAATGTGCCTGGTGCGATTTACGGCAAGGAAATGCAAGACGCATTTGAGGGCGGCAGGGTATGCAATGTTCCCTATGATTCTGGGCATAAGGTTCATACCTTCTGGGATTTGGGTATTGGCGATTCAACGGCCATTTGGTTTGTGCAGAATGTTGGGCGCGCCGTTCATGTCATTGATTGTTTTGAAGCTAGAAACGAAGGATTGCCTTTCTATGCCAGGGTGCTGACAGAAAAGGGTTATCTTTATGGCAACCACCATGCGCCGCATGATATTGAAGTCAGGGAACTGGGATCAGGAAAATCACGCCGTGAAGTGGCTTATGATCTAGGAATAAACTTTCGGGTTGTTCCAAAGCTGTCTGTGGAAGATGGCATTCATGCAGCGCAGCTGCTGCTTGAGCGGTGCTGGTTTGATCGCGATAATTGCAAGCAGGGCTTAGAGGCTTTGCGGCAGTATCATCGAGCCTATAACGAAAGAACACGAAGTTTTAGAACAAGTCCTGTCCATGATTGGTCATCGCATTTCGCTGATAGCTGGCGATATGTTGCCGTTGGCCTCAAGGAAGATCGTGGTTTTGACAGGCCACCACAGATTAAAGCGGATAATCATTATAATCCATTGGCAGCATCCGCATAGGAGATTGATATGGCATACAAAATACCAGGCACAGATATTACAATTAAAGCACCTGATCCTATTATAAAAGGTACAGGCGATAAACGAGAGTCAGGCACAGGTGGTGGGCGTGATTTAAGTAAATTGAAAGATCGTGCCAATGAAGAAACATTTTATAAGGCAGGTGCGCTTACGACAGATGCCTATAATGAAGATTATGCTGATTCAATACAAACTTTGAATGACGCTGGCGTATTTATAAATGCAAAAGGCGAAGTCACGACAACACCGACTGGGTATGTTTATAAAGGCAAAGGCGCAGCACACAAAGGCGAATACAGAGTTAATGTTGGAAAAGATGTTCGTGAACTCGCTAATAATCTTGGTGTTGATGTTCCGACTGGTTGGACCGGCAACAGGTCAACTGCTGCTGCTAATGCAACAAAATTTAATGACGAATTAAAAGCAGCAATTGAAGCTGATGCACAGGCAAATTTAAAAGAAGAAGTGACAACGACCACCGATGACGGTTTTAATGATCCGTTTCAAATAAATGTTGGCGATGGCGAATTTGTTGAAGCTGCAGATCCAGTTAATTATGGTCTTGGCGGCGATGGCGATGTTGTTACAGATACAAGTACACTGCTGACAGATACGTTTGGCGGTACTAATCTTATTGATGAAACTGGCGGTACTGTCGTTGGCGGCGGTAATACCGAAAATTTTGATGAGGTTATATCTACGTCAGGCGATCCAAATGACAACTTTTCCACAAACACGCTTGCAGACGGTACATTTGTAGACAATTATCTTAGTGGAACTGGCAATGTTATTGAGGGGCTGGAAGGCGGTTTAAGCGTTAAAGAAGCAACAAGCGGCACTTCAATAGCCCCAGGGCAGTCCTCTGCAATATCAGGCGTTGTTGATACAATTTTAGCAACAGATAATTCCACCGGCGCAGCCGAAGATGAAGCGATTGCGGATTATACTGCAGGCACACGCGGTACAATTATGACGTCACCGCAAGGATTGCTGACCGATGATGACGATTTTTTTACAGCAGCAAATTTAGAAGATGATCCTTTTCTAAGACCGACACGAACTCTTGGCGGTGGGTTGCTGTATTAATGGGCGCGCCAGTTAAAAGCGGCGATAATCCACGCCGCGCAGCATTCCTGGGCCGTATGGGCAACATGCCAGGACCAGAGCGCAAAAACGGTAAGAAAACGCCTCTTCTGCAATCTCTTAATGATTGGGGAGCATCGAGTAAGACAGATGCACGGCGCAAATCAAAAGCCATATCCAAGCGCAATAAGGCTAAGAAAAAATGATGTATTCCAAAAAGAAACCTAAAAACCTTGCGGGGCGTATGGGTAAGAAAGCACCGCAGCCATCAATGATGCAAATGACAGTATCGCCAATGGGCAGGCTGGATCAAAAAGCGGCAGGCCGAAAGCAGGGCAAGTCCATGCGGAAAAGGAAAGCATAATGGCCACAGTAACCGAACAGGTTCTAAGCCTTGATAGACGCTTTGAAACGTTGCAGCGGCAAAGGAATGTCTTTGAGCATCATTGGCAAGACTGTGCAGACTATATGCTGCCACGCAAAGCCGATATTACAAAAAATAGAAGTGAGGGCGATAAGCGCACAGAATTGATTTATGATTCAACAGCTATTCATGCTGTGGAGCTTCTAGCGGCATCCTTGCATGGAATGCTAACATCGCCATCTGTTCCTTGGTTTACATTACAATATCGTAATGATCGAATAAACCAAAACGATGAAGCCTTAGAATGGTTAGAGGATTGTTCAAAAACAATGTACAAAGCGTTTAATCGCTCAAACTTTAACGATGAAATCCATGAACTCTATTTTGATCTGGTTGTCTTTGGAACGGCTGGTATATTTATAGAACCAGAAGAAGAGGGCTTGCGGTTTAGTGCCAGGCATATTGCGGAATTATATATTTCTGAAAATATGCAAGGGCGTGTTGATACGATTTATCGTAAATTTAAAATGACGGCCAGGGCCATGCAGCAGCGATTCGGCGAAAAAACCATGCCAGAACCTGTTAAGAAAGCCTTAGAAGAGGATGTTTTTAAAGAGTTTTCAATCATTCATGTGTTATTTCCGAGAGCTGAAGCCAGCGGAAAGCTGGCAAAAAATAAACCCATTGCATCGATTTATTACGATAAGGATACAAAAACCGTTCTAAGTGAATCAGGCTTTGATGAAATGCCGATTGCTGTTTGCCGTTTTAATAAAGATTCGGTGAGTACGTATGGACGAAGCCCAGCCATGTCATGTCTGTCTGATGTAAAAATGCTTAATAAAATGTCTGAAGTGACCATTAGGGCAGCGCAAAAACAAATTGATCCACCGCTCATGGTTCCTGATGATGGCTTTATGTTGCCTGTTCGATCAACGCCAGGCTCGTTAAATTTTTACAGATCAGGCACAAGAGATCGTCTTGAGCCATTGCAGATTAATGCAAACAATCCGCTTGGTTTAGCAATGGAAGATCAGCGCAGAGATGCAATTCGTCAGGCGTTTTATGTGGATCAGCTTTTGCTCAATCAAGGGCCATCTATGACGGCTACAGAAGTGCTGCAACGTAATGAAGAGCGGATGCGCATGCTAGGGCCAGTTTTGGGCAGAATGCAATCTGAACTATTGCAACCGCTTATTAGCCGTTCTTTTGCTCTCATGCTACGATCAGGAGCCTTACCGCAGCCACCAGAAATGCTGCAAGGATCAGATATAGATATTGAGTATGTCAGCCCATTAGCCAAGGCTCAAAAACTTACAGACTTACAAAGCACGATGCGTGGTCTTGAGGTGATGATGCAGACCGCAGAGTTTGCGCCTGTTACGGATTATTTGGATCTTGATGGGCTGGTAAAATATCTAATTACTTCTACAGGAATGCCAGCCTCTGTAATTCGCTCAGATGAACAAGTGGCGCAGCTGCGCCGTCAGCAGGCCCAGGCACAGCAGCAGGCAGCCCAGCAGCAGCAGGCAGCGCAGACCGCTCAAAACGCAGGGGCTGTAGCCCCATTCATTAAAGCTGTTGATCAGGCGCAGACACAGCAATGACGCTCGATGAATTAAAACTAAACTACCGCCGCACTTTTGAAAGTGATGACGGCAAGGTGGTTTTGGAAGATTTAAAAAAACGATGTTCGTTTTATCAAACAACGCATCAGCCAGGAGATCCGCATGAGTCGGCTTTCTTAGAAGGGCAGCGATACGCTGTTCTGGCAATCATTAACTTAATGTCGAACAACAACAAAGGAGAGAACGTATGAGCGAAGCAGCAGAGGCAATCCAGGATACTGGATCTCAGGAAGCAAGCGCAGCAGCAGTAGCACCAGCACAAAGTTTTCGTGATTCATTGCCCGAAGATCTTAGAAGCAATCCATCCCTTAAAAATATTAATGATGTTGGATCTTTGGCAAAATCTTATGTCCATGCCCAGCGTATGGTTGGAGCGGATAAAATACCGCTGCCAGGCAGTAATTCAACAGACGATGATTGGATAAAGGTTTACGATAAACTAGGCCGCCCAGCCGATATCAAAGATTACGATGTAACGATGCCGGAGATGTTTGACGGCAATGGATTTCGTGAGTCCATTCATGCCGCTGGGTTAAATCAAAAGCAGGCCGCTAGTGTTGCACAGTTCATACATTCACAAAGTGAGGCCGCCAATGAAAAACTTAATGCTTACCAAGAACAGGCACGGCTTGATACAGAAGCTGAGCTAAGACAAGAGTACGGCAAAACTTTTGACGATAAGATTAAAAGGGCGCAATCGACTGCAAAGTATTTACTTGGCTCAAAGGGCGATCCTTCTTCAAAGGATAACATCCTTGGTAATATACGGCTTGCTGATGGCAGAATGCTTGGCGATCATCCTGATATTATTCGTATGTTTGAAGCAATGTCTTATGAAATAGCGGAAGATGATTTGGACGGCGTAACAACCGAATCAGCGATGACTCCGCAAGATGCACAAGAAGAAATAGACACAATACAGGCCGATAGAAATGGGCCGTACTGGAACAAGCACCATCCTGAACATGATAAGATGGTGGCCAGAGTCAACGAATTATTTGAGTATGTTCACCCAGAAGAGAACGTAGTCTTATAAATGTGGATAAGCGATAGCCCCACAACATCATAGCAATGCGATTGCTGGCGTAATTGGCCTTACCAATAGTCAGACCCATACGGATAATCTGGACGCAAATTAACTTTAAATTGCAATAACTTAAGAAAGGTTGTTAAATGAGTACAACTATTAGTACCGCCTTTGTATCGCAGTTTTCATCGAATGTGCAGCTCTTATCCCAGCAAATGGGTAGTCTATTAAGGGATGCCGTTTCAAATGAATCTGTGACAGGCGAAAAAAGTTTCCACGACCAGGTCGGTAGTTCGGCGGCGATAGCAAAGACGAGTCGACACGCAGATACCCCACTCATGGATACACCGCATACCAGACGTATGATTACGATGACTGAGTATGAATATGCTGACCTTATTGATGATGGTGATAAAGTAAGAATGCTTATTGACCCAACATCAACCTATGCCAGAGCAGCTGCGGCGGCTATGGGCAGGGCTATGGATGATTCTGTTATCGCTGCATTAGGCGGTACGGCTTCAACAGGTAAGGACGGCTCAACGTCAACAGCGTTGCCATCTGCACAAAAAATCGTGCATGGATCTGCTGGCTTAACGATTGCTAAACTTGTATCTGCAAAAAAGATACTTGACCAAGGCAGCGTTGATCCATCAATCCAGCGATACATTGTTGTGTCACCAGAACAGATCGAAGATCTGCTCAACAATACAACAGTAACATCAAGCGATTTCAATACTGTGAAGGCACTTGCTCAAGGCCAAATTTCAGATTTTGTCGGGTTTAAATTTATTGTTAGCAACCGATTGACAGACGATGGCACAAGCAGACTTTGCTATGCCTGGGCTGAAGATGGCTGCATGATGGCAATCAACAAAGATGTCACCGCTCGTATCGAAGAGCGAGCTGACAAATCATACGCAACCCAAGTTTATTATTGCTCGTCTTTTGGAGCTTCCAGAATGGAAGAAGCCAAAGTCGTTCAAATAGCTTGTAACGAGTAGGAAAGGAGATAGAAAATGGCTACAGTATATTCTGTTCAACGAACTAACTCCAGAGCTACTCCATCTGTGATGAACCAATCCAACTTTTTGGGTGGGCGAGTCAGGGTTGCTCATGGTGTTTACGAAGCATCTTCACTAGCATCTGGCGATGTTATCGAGATGTTTATTCTACCAAACAATGCACGGTTGTTGCAGGGATCTTTAGCGCATGACGCTTTGGGTTCTTCAACCACATTGTCCGTAGGATATGCAGCTCATACCAACGCTGCTGGTACGGCTGTAAGTGCTGCCGCTGCTGCTTATAAAGCGGCCGCTGCATCAACGTCAGCTCAGAAGATTGATATCCTTGCCACACTAGCATTAGGCTCTGGTACTGAAACGGACACCAATGAAGATGGTGTTACAGTTACAGTAACGCTTGGTGGAGCGTCTGGTAGTGGCACAATCGAGGTAACCATTCTTTATGTGGTTGATTAAGTTAAGTGGGGGGCATTTTGCTCCCCATTTTTTTTTAGGAAAAACACATGGCTTCTAATGTCAGTATCGTAAATGGTGCTTTGAATCATCTTGGCGCAACGAATATATCCACGCTTGATGAAAACTCTAAAGCTGGCCGTATTATGAATCAGATTTTTACCAGGGTTCGTGATGATGTATTTCGAGCGCATCCTTGGAACAGTTTAATTCGAAGGTCTGAGCTTGGTCAGGAAACCGATACGCCTGCTTATGGCTATTCGTTTCAATACGCCTTGCCAGCCGATCCTTATTGTCTGCGAGTGCTTGAGTTTAGCAATGGCACATTAACCTATCCTTATGACAATATGGTGGATAATTCTGGTGGGCCTGCTTTTGTTATTGAAGGGCGCAAGCTCCTGACAGATGAATCAGCGGTTAAAATTAAGTATATTGCAAGGGTAACAGATCCAAATGAATATGATGCAAACCTTATTTCGACTTTGGCTGCAAGGCTTGCTCAAGATGCCTGCTATGCCATTACAGGTTCAACATCGCTTATACAGGTGATGGCGGCTATGTATCAAGATCGGCTGAAAGAGGCACGATTTATTGATGCCACAGAAGGCGCAACGCAGCGCATAGAAAGCACAGATTTCATAGAAGCAAGGTTCTAACACATGGCTCGTTCTGCACCAGCCCTAGCCTCGTTTACGGCTGGCGAATTATCAGGAAGGCTAGAGGGCCGTACAAACATAAGTAAATACAGCGAAGGATTAAAAGATTGCACGAATATGGTTGTGCATCCGCATGGCGGTGTAACCAGACGGCCAGGCACAACTTTTCTAGGCGAAGTCAAAGCTAGCTCTGTCAAAGGCAGGTTGATACCGTTTATTTTTAAAACGTCCGATACTTACATCTTGGAATTTGGCGTATCAAAAATGCGTGTTTATCGTGAGGGATCTCAGGTCTTAACAGGCACAACAAAAACCATTACGGCTGTAACAAAAGCAAGTCCTGGCGTGATTACAAGTAACTCGCATGGCTTCAGCAACGGCGATGAAATCTTTGTTATTTCTGTTGGCGGTATGACAGAGCTTAATAATAGAAATTATCGTGTGGCTAACAGCACAACAAATACCTATACGCTGACAGATCTGCACGATGTTGCGATTGATACAACAAACTTTACAACGTATACCAGCGGTGGAGCTGTCCAGGCAATATTGGAAATTACAAGTCCTTACGCGGAAGCTGACTTGCCGGATATTCGTTTTGCCCAAAGTGCAGATACAATGTTTCTTGTGCATCCATCTTATGCCATAAGAACGCTTACACGAACAAGTCACACGGCATGGACCTTTGCCACGCCTAGCATTACGGAAACCAGCGGCAATCCAGCTCTAACAAGCTCAGACAATTATCCATCTGTGGTTACATTCTTTGAACAACGCCTGGTGTTTGCCGGAACAAACAACAATCCACAAACCTTATGGTTTTCTAAGACCGCTGATTACGATAATTTTACAACAGGAACAGGCGCAGATGATGCGTTGATTTACACCATAGCCGCTAATACTGTATCGAGTATTCGATGGCTTTCAGCGACTCGTGTGCTGGCTGTTGGTACGTCTGGCGGTGAATATGTCGTAACGACAGAGAACAACGGCCCTATAACGCCTACAACCACGCTGATACGCAAATACAGCAATTATGGCACGGCAACGGTTGAGCCTGTCCAATCGGCTGACGTAACTTTGTTTGTTCAGCGTGGTGGACGCAAGGTTCGTGAGTTTAAGTATGCAGGCGATGTCAATACCAGCGGCTATCAAGCTCCTGATATGACCATCCTGGCAGAGCATATTACCGAAGGCGGTTTAACGGAGTTTGCCTATCAGCAAGAACCAGACAGCGTAGTTTGGTGTATTCGTGGCGATGGCGTTTTGCTTGGCATGACCTATAGGCGTGAAGAACAGGTTGTAGCCTGGCACAAGCATGAGATTGGCGGCACTTATACAGGAACGCATGAAAGCCTGGCATCTGCGACTTATGCATATGGTATGGTAGAAAGCATTGCTGTGCTTCCGACTGATACTGGTGAAGATGAACTTTATATGATCGTAAAACGAACAATCGCTAGCGGTACAAAGCGTTATATTGAGCGCATGAAAACATTTGATTTTGGAACGGTTAGCACCACAGCGCATTTCGTTGATAGTGGTTTAGCGTATAGTGGTTCAAGCACAACAACGCTAACAGGTCTCTATCATCTAAAGGCACTTAGTCTATCGGTTCTAGCTAATGGTGCAAGTCATGCCGATAAGACAGAAAGTTCTGGCGGTATTACAACAGACTTTGCTGTGACCACAGCAGCCGTAGGATTGGGTTATACAAGTAAGATACAAACCTTGCGCCTAGAGGCTGGTAGTGTTGACGGTACGAGTCAGGGCAAGCCAAAACGTATTCATAATATTGTTCTAAGATTGTTTAGAACGGTTGGCATCGAGGTAGGTACAGACGCATCTAGCGTTGATCGCATACCGTTTCGTGATAGCTCAATGGATATGGACACGGCTGTTCCACTTTTTACAGGCGATAAAGATATAGAATTTGATGGTGGCTTTGATGATGACGCAACACTTTATGTGCAGCAAACGCAGCCTCTGCCCATGACTATCTTAGCTCTTTATCCACGACTTAACACATTTGATATTTAGGATTATTTATGGTTGATGCAGTAAGTGCAATGATTGCGCTGCTTCAGTTAGGAGCTGGAGCAAAAGCAAAAAGTTCTGCGGATAAGGCAGCAGCAGCAGCTCTTGAAGCAGGCAAGTTTAACGCTGAAATTATAGAGCGCGATCTTAATTTACTGGATATACAAAAGCAGATTGTAAATAAAAACTATCTGCAAACGGACGCAGAAAATCGGTATAATTTTCGCCAGCAGCAAGGGCAGGCCAGAGCCAACTATGCCTATGGCGGTGTTGAATTATCGAGCGGTACGCCTATTCAAGTCATGCGCCAAAATGCAAGGCTGTTTGAGTATGACCAGCATAAATTAAAGTTTGAAAAAACAATGACCGATTTACAGATAGAAGATCGCAAAGAGTCGGTTCGGCTTAATGCAGAGCTAAGCAGAATGGAAGGTGGCATGGCTGCGGCCTCTGCTCGATCATCTGGGCAAGTATCATTGTTGCAGAGCTTTGGTGCGGCTGCAACAACCGCTGACAACGCAGGGTTCTTTGGCTAATGAAAATACCAGTATATCAAACAGGTCGAGTAGGTGGCGGCAATACGCTTCCAGGCGTTAGCCGTACAGCTCGTAAAAACCCTGGCGCAATGGCGCAGGCTGAGCTTAACAAGGCCGCACCCTTATTGACGGCTATGGAAGCGGCTACAAGTTTTATGGTGCAACGCCAGAAGATGGCTACAGAAATACAGTATAATGAAAGTTTGCTTAGTGCTGAAGAAAGCATAAGAGAACTAACATTATCATCGTTAAAAGATCCAGATATTACAAATGTCCTTGAAGGCGAAAACAAGTGGAGTCAGCAAGTACAGGAAACAAAACAAACTTTACTTGAAAGCATTAATAATCGTGGAGCAAGGGCCAAGTTTAATTCAGCCTTTGATGGTTTAGAATTACAATATCGTTTTAAATTGCGTGGAGATCTTGATTCAAAATTATTAGCAAGAGCGGAAGCATCGCTAACGGCACTAAAAAAGAATACTGTAAGAGATCTATCCGATCCTTTTAGTGCAACAATACGAGATTACGATGAAAAAACTGGAAAAATAAAATTATCGCATAATGCTGGTGTTGAGTCTGGTCAATATAATCCAGAAGCTGTAACCGCTTCAGACAGTCAAATGGCGTTAGATATAAGCACAAATGCTGTCCAGGCTTTTATTGGCTCAGATGTTTCTAAAGCTAGAGAGTTAATATATTTCTACGAAGATTATAAAAAACTAAAACAAAATATTGGTATTACGGCTAAAGATGTTCGTGAACAAATACCAAAATATGTTGGAGCTGAGTACACGGCTTATACATTAACACAGCTTGATAACACCGCTGTTGGCGATAAACTTTTGTTTGATGCTTTAAAAGTAGCTTTAGACCGTGAAGATGATCTTAATAAACTTAATGAAGAAGCAGAAGCGATTGACGCTGAAAATATAACAAAAGCGTATCGTGCTATGTTTTCACTTCCAACAGATCAATCATATTCCAGAGATTTTTTTACAACTACATTTGGTATGTATTTTACGCCAGAACAAGAAAATGAACTATTTGCGGCTGGTAATGTATCGGCTGCTAAAGCAAAAAATATAATATACAATTTTTATACGTCTAATTTTCAATGGACAAAAGATCAGATAAAAAACGCAGAAAAAGAAATAGGCAGCGTTACCACAAATTTTGCAAGCCAAAGAAATGACGAAATATATGAAACAACAAAAGCTCTTATTATGCGTGGCAATTATAACGCTCTAAATTTAATAGATTTAAAAAAGGATTTAACAGCAAAAGATTACGGTGAACTAGAAAGATTATTAGTGTCTACGGCTGATGATATATTAAAAACCTTTATTTTAGATGCTAAGCGTGAATTAGATTATAATGAATTTGCACAGATGGATAATACGCAATCCAAAGTTATAAGTGCAGAATTTTCGGCTGTTGCTGAAGCGTTATCAGAGGCTGTGCGTAAGCGAAACCGTTTGCCCAAACCTGGTACGGATACTATTATTCCAATGACCTATAATGAAATATCTGATCTACAGCGAGAGCTTTTAGATAAGGGCAATCAAAACTTAATACTAAAAATGAAGCCTGATTTTGAAACCTTGTTAGGTGCAATCAATATTAACACATCAAACTATATTGGTGTTGATTTGCGTGAAATTATGGCAACAAAAAATATTGCCAATCCAATTCTTGCGGTTGATGAGTGGCTCAAAGAAAATAACACAAAAGAAAATATTTCAGCAGCTATAGCAACGAAGGACGCATTAAGAACATATCAAAAATATATAGACTTAGCTTACACAGGTAACTAATGAGCGAACAAGATACAATCAACGGCGAAGAAGAGCTTAATAGATGGTTTACGGCAAGCACCAGCATTGATGCTAATTTACCGATAGAAGCTTATAATGAAAACAACGCTATCTTTCAGTATGACAAGAACACAAACACAGACAAAGTGTTAGTACCATTGGATACAGGCGGTTATGTGAGTGTTGGTTCTAAGCCTGCTGAATTTATGTCTACACCGTCATCAAATAAAATGATGGGTATTGCAGTACCAAAATACTCTAATGGCAGAGGTTATGATAATTATTTTAACAACCTTGGCCGTGCTGTAAAAACAGTTGCAGATCCAATAATATCAGGTGTTGGTCAAGGCATTGATATGACAACTGATATGCTGTCTGATTTTGCTGGTAAATATATGCAGCTACGACTTGATCCTAATTTAATGGATGGCAAATCATTGCCTGACATCAATCCAAAACAAATGTTGATGGATGCAACAGGTTTTCAAGGCGTTGACCTTTCTATGTTTGAACCAGAAACAACAGGTGGCAAAGCGGCAAAAGATATTATTACTTATATTGTTGCAGCAACCTTAACACCGTCAAAAGGTCTAGGGCCGTTTGGTACAGGCATCATTAAAACGGCTGGCTCTGTAGGCGCAACTGCGCCAGAGTTTGGCAATCTATTTACGTTAGCTAGAGATCTAGGTTTTGAAAACGATCTTGTTGCCTATCTTGATGCAAAGATTGAAAACCCAGAAGATGCCACTCTTGATGAGCGTTTAGCATCACGATTAAAAGGTATGTCTGATGCGCCATTAGAAGCAGGCATTTTGTTTTCGGCTGCAAAAACCATAGCAAATCGAGCTGTGCAACTAGCAACAGGTGCAGCGGCTGGCACGGCTTTGACGGCACAAGAAGCTGAAGGCGGCCCACTAGCTACATTTGTTAGGCAATCTTTGAAAAGAGGCGTTAGACAAGTTGATAGTGTTCCACAGCCCAAAATAGATCCACAAGACAACATAGCTAGGATTGAAGCACCAACAGACAATAAGCCAGGCATCATAGCTTTTCATGGATCTGGTGCTAACTTTGACGAGTTTAGGCTTGATAAAATAGGAAGCGGCGAGGGAGCGCAAAAATTTGGGTATGGCCTATATTTTTCAGAAAACGAAGATATAGCAAAATTTTATAAAAATAATGTTTTGGCTAGAAAAAAAAGAGCCGTTTTAACTTATGATAATCAACCTATAAAATCATTGCGTGATACTGATGCTGCTGAGTCTATGGATCGTAAAACACAACTTTTAGATGACATCGCTAATGATGTTGGTTGGTTCGATCAGCCTATTGCAAATGTTATTGCTAGTAGAATTAAACGTGCTGAAGATGGAATAAAACAATATAAAAAAGATCCAGATGAATTATCAGAGCTTATAATTAACTCATATCAAAATGATTTGAAAATTTTAAACCAACTAGATGCTTCTAAATTTGGAAACACAGGTAAAACTTACAAAGTAGAGCTTTTACCAAAGCCAGAAGAATTGCTTAATTATGATTTGCCGTTTTCTAAACAAACTGATTTTGTTAAAAATGCACTTAGAAAAGCTAGTGTTGTAACGGATGATTTTATGGGTTCATCTATTAAAGAAATGCTTGAAAGTGGTGCAGATATACCAGGCAAAGAAATTATAGAAACTTTAAGAAAACTTGATGGTACAGGTCAAGCATCTTCACAGTTTTTAAATAAGTTTGGAATTAAAGGCATTACTCTTAGCGAAACTGGTAGAAAGGGTATTCAGCCTATAACTTACAGAAACTACGTTATCTTTGATGATGCAGCAATTAACATATTGGCAAAATATGGCATTGTCGGCCCTGTCGCAGTTACGGCTCTAAGCAAGCCAGAATTTACAAAAAACGAGCAATAAATGGCATTAAATCTAAGTTTATCAGCAGAGGATCTGGCAGAGCAGAACCGAATGAACGAGGCTGAGCGTATGCGTGGTGACGTTACAGAAGTTAGCCAAGGGCCAGAAGTTGATAATAAACCCATTCAAATGGCTGGTGGTAGTGCGCTTACAAATTTATTTAGAAATATAAGGGCGAATAGAGTTAAAGACATTACGCCTAGTGGTCAGCCAGGGCGTGTACCAACACCGCAAGAAAAACCTATTATGCAAGATAGCGGTGACTTTTCTATGCGTAAAACGCAGCAAGAACAAGCAGAACGGTTACTATCTGAAGAAGGTCAAAAGCAATTTAAAGAACAAGGCTATAAAGCAGATTTACCGCAAGATGATTTATTATTTGATGCACAAAAGGCATTGGACGATGAGGTAAGCGAAGCTGAAAAACTAGCAACAGATGTCAACAAACAAGCAAACACAGCTTTAACAGCAGATAAACAGGGCTTTGGCCCTACAGATAAAAATGTAGCACCCGAAGAGTTAGCCGACGAGTTCTTAGAATTACGAAAGTCCGCAATAGATTTAGCTAATGGTGGAACTGATTTTAATTTTAAAAATATTAAAAGCACAGACCAGATTAAAGAAACTATTGAAACAATTAGTCAGCAATTTAAAGATCCGCAAAATGTTGTTACAAGAGGGATTCGAGATAATAAAACAACCAAAGAAGATGCTATTAAACTATCGGCAGATGAAATTGGTTTAAAACGTAAAATATTAGCTCGAAAAGTTGGTGAAGGTTTTAACGCTGAACTACTTCTTGCTGCAAGACATTTGCTTGTTGACTCAGCCCAACAGCTAAATAATCTTGCTGTAAAAATAGAAGCTGGTAATGCAGACGCTATAGATCGTTTGGCGTTTCGCAGACAACTAGCAATTCATGCTGGTATTCAACTGCAAATTAAAGGCGCACAAACAGAAGCAGCTAGGGCATTGCAGTCTTTTAATATTGATGTTGGCGGTGAAATGGATGCTTTGCGCGCAGGCCGTGAAGCACAGCGTATATTAAATGAAAATGGTGCAGCAGCCACAACAAATGAGTTAGCTGCAAAAATATTGAAATTGCAAAAGGAAGAAGGTCTTGGAGCGGTCAATGAGTTTGCTGAAAAAGGGTTTGGTTCTAAATTAAAAAGGCAAGTACATGAAGCGTACCTGGCTGGGTTGTTGTGGCAAACATCAACACAATTTAAAAATATTATTGGGTCTGGTTCTTTTATGGCCTATCAACTTTTTAGTGAGCAGATAGCAGGCATATACGGATCAATTATAAGGGCTGGGTACAAAGCAACAGGTCAGGCAAGAAAAATACCAGAAGATCAGGTTTATCTTAATGATGCTTATTTACGTTTTCGTGGATGGATGGATAGCTTTAAAGACTCATTAAAAGTTTCATCTATTGCTATGAAAACGGAAACACCGTCAACGCAATACAACAGAGCTGACCTAGAAGATTATCGCTCAATAACAGCGGAAGTTGATGGAAGTGATACATTATATGGCCGCAGCCTTAATATGGCTGGCCGTCTAACTCGTTTGCCATTTACTTTGCTTCTTGGCGGCGATGAATATTTTAAAACTATTTCAATGCGAGGGGAGTTAAACACATTAATTAATCAACGGTATCAGTATCATCGCAATCAAGGATTAACAGATCAACAAGCGGCTGATAAAGCAGGGATGCTGGCGTTAGATCCTGACGCTGTAGCAAAAGAGTTAGATACCAAAGCTCGTTACGATACAATGATGTCAGATCTTGGACAGTTTGGTAAAGTGTCTGGTTTGGTGCAACGGACATGGCTTGGACGATTTATCTTACCGTTTTCAACAGCTCCTACAAACTCAGCGTTAGCAACGTCAGACTTTACGCCGTACTTTGCGCCACGCACCTGGATGGATCTTACAGGCAAAAACGGTGCAAAACGCCATCAAATGGCTTTAGGCAAATTGGCAACTGGTGGAGCAACAATGGCGTTAGTTGCTGAATACGCAACCGAAGGACGCATTACAGGCAGTTATCCAAGAGATAAAAAAGTTCGTGAGGCTTTGCCGCCAGGTTGGCAACCTTATTCCTTAGTATTTAAAAAGAATGAAGATGCGTGGCCAACTGACGAAAATGATAACCCACTTCCACTCTACGATAAATATGGGCGGCCAAACGGTGAATTAACCTATGTATCTTTTGGCGGTTTTGAACCTGTTGGAGCAATAGTTGGTATTACGGCTGACATAGTTCAGCGCATGGTATTAACAAGAGATCCAGAAATGCGCCAAGGGTTTATCATGGCAGCTCTTGCAGCTACGGCTGACTATTATACACAGCTCCCCATGCTGCAAGGATTATCGGATATTACGTCTGCTATTGAAGATGGCAACATTACTAATCTTGTTCGTGGCCCAGCCGAAGCTGCTACTCCACTATTAGGATTTCCAAACCCAATGAGCGGTTTGCAAAGAATGATAAATCGTATCAACGATCCCATAAAAACAAAAACAACTGTGCCTTTAGAATATTACAGTATTAAAGATGCTAAGCAAAAAAAGGAAGATGGTAGTCTTGTTTATGAACATCCGGCAGGCGGCCCAGATTATAGAATTGTTGGTTTAGCAAAGAATGATACGACAACGCAGTTTATGACTATCATAAAACAAATGGATGCGTACCAATCCAAAGACTCAATGTTTCGTGATGAAAAAGATCGTAATGTTGTTTTGTTTGATACATTAGGAAATGTCCTTGGTGCTGAAGATGCACATTGGGCCACAAAGCCAGGTGTTGCCTTATGGAATAACATTACAGGTATTAAACTAAAAGACGGTGCTGAGCCATCTGAAATGGAACGTGAGCTTGTTAGAATTGCTGTTAATACGAATGGCTGGCCTTTAACAGAAGTTACAAATCGAAAAGCAAATTTACGTTTGTCAAATCGCAATGTCAGCGATTGGGTTAATCTGGCAAAGAATGAAATGTATCTTGATAAATATGGCGCGCAAATGCAGTTTAGAGATGCGCTGCAAGTTCTTGTTTTAGCAGATGTAACTTATCAAAAACAAAACGATTTTGACAAAGCAAAACTAATTAAATCTTTAGAGCGTGATTATCTTAATGCAGGCTTTGAAGCAATGATGGCATTAGAAGGAAATGAAAATTTGGCCAGAGCTTATTACGAAAAAGAAATGCTTAGAAAATATGGGGTTCGCAAATGACAGTATCATCAACCAACACCAAGCGGCAGTTTAACGGCGATGGTAGCACAGCGGCCTTTGCGTATAATTTTAAGATTTTTGCTGAAGCCGATATGCAAGTCATTGTGCGAAGTTCTGCTGGTACGGAAACTGTTAAAACGCTGACCACACACTACACGCTGTCAGGTGTTGGTGAAACATCTGGCGGTACTGTTACATTCACAAGCGGCAACATTCCGGCAAGTGGCGAAACAATAACGCTACGTAGAGCTAAGACCATAGCGCAAGAACTTGATTTGGTTGCTAATGATCCTTTTCCAGCCGCTAATTTAGAAGATCAGCTTGACAAGCTAACGCATTTAATTTTGCAAAACAACGAAGAGCTTGACAGATCGATTAAGCTATCACGCACAAACACGATGACTTCTACAGAGTTTACAAACTCAGCAACGGACAGAGCAAACAAGTTGTTAAGTTTTGACAGCTCTGGTGAGTTATCTGTAGCGCAGGAGCTAGGCTCATTCAAAGGCGATTGGGGAGCTTCTACGGCCTATGTTGTTAGGGATTTGGTAAAGGACACAAGCACTAATAATATCTTTATTTGCATCACGGCCCACACAAGCTCTGGCTCTCAGCCTCTTACGACAAACACAGATTCTGCAAAGTGGTCTTTAATTGTTCAAAACCTTATAACCACGCAGACAGATATTACATCAATCCTTAATTCAAGCCTGGTGGTTGGCCGTGATGCAAATAACAAACTCGACTTTGGAACGGCTGATACTGTTATCGTCAAAGCAGGGGGATCAAACCAGGTAAAAATTGTTGATGGTGCAGTCGTGCCGATTACAGACAATGCTTTGGATTTAGGTACAACTAACGATGAATTTAAAGATTTGTTTATTGATGGAACGGCCCATATCGATACGCTCGATGTTGATGTAAATGCTGCCGTAGGCGGTAATGCTACAGTTGCAGGCACATTAGGAGTAACAGGCGCAGTAACAGGATCATCTACGGTCCAGGGAACAGTGATTACAGCAACGACAGGCTTTGCCCCAGACGCATCTGACGGTGCGTATTTGGGTACAAGCTCATTGCAGTTTAGTGATTTATTTTTAGCTGACGGTGCAATTATAAAACTAGGGGATAACCAAGATGTAACGCTAACCCATGTTGCAGATGTAGGCGTATTATTAAATAGCACTAGCCAACTGCAATTTGGTGATAGCGGTACATATATTCATCAAAGTGCAGACGGTGTATTAGATTTAGTATCTGATACTGAAATTGAAATTAACGCCACTACTATTGATATTAATGGTGCTGCCGATATTTCTGGTAATTTAGCTGTGGGTGGAACTCTTGGAGTAACAGGAGCAACCACATTAGCAGCCACTTCCTTTGGCGATGCAAATATAACCGCTGTAGGTGATATTGCTCTTGACTCAATAAGTGCAACGGCAACGGACATAGCTGTAGCTGTATCTGATAATTCTGCCACGGCTTTAACTATTAAACAAGGTAGTAATGCTTATTTAATCATAGACACAGCAAATAGCAGTGAGTCAGTCGCTATTGGAACAGGCGTATCAGGAACAGCAATTTCAATTGGCCATACAACTTCTGAAACAACCATCAATGATAACCTAACGGTAACAGGTGATTTAACGGTAAACGGTGCGACAACAACTGTTGATACTACAAACACAAATGTTAAAGATAGCCTTGTTGGTTTAAATCAGGGCGCATCTACTGGTAACGATGCAGGCATAATTATTGAGCGTGGCTCTACAGGCAATGACGCTTTAATAATGTGGGATGAATCAGAAGGTAAATGGACTTTAGGTACAACAACCGCAACGGCATCGACCACTGGCAATTTAAACATCACCGCCGGAACTCTTGTAGCGAATTTGGAAGGTAATGTCACAGGCACAGCTTCAACAGCAACCGTTGCAACGACAGTTACAATTACGGATAATGAAAGTACTAATGAAAACAATGCGGTTGTATTTACGGCTGGTGGGGATGTTGACGGTGGAAACCTTGGATTAGAAAGTGACGGTAATTTAACATACAATCCATCTACAGGTAAGTTATCGTCTACACTTGTAAGCGGTGGAATACAAACAGCCTTAATAGAATTTACAGATGGAACGGATGCTATTACGGTTGCTAGTGGTGGCGGTATTACAGCCAATACAAGTTTAACTCTTGCCTCTGGCTCTACAGTTACAGCTATACTCGATGAAGATAATTTTGCTTCAGACTCAGCTACAGCATTGGCCACTCAGCAAAGCATTAAGGCGTATGTTGCAACGATTGCAGGGCAGTCTAATAATATTGTTGGGCTTCAAGCTACGGCCACTGAGCTTAATGTTTTAAGTTGTGCAAATACAACGCCTGCCACAGTAACGGTTGCTGATGGCGATGGTTTGGTTTTTTCCGATGGCGGAAACGGTGGAACTTTAAAGCAAATTACTGTTCAATCACTAGCTGCTTATTTAGACGATGAAATTACGAGTATGCCAAATTTGGCTGCTGTTGGAACAAATTTAACTGTTTCAGGTGTGATTGATATAACTGACACGACTGACGCCAGCGATGCAACTGGTGATACAGGAGCTTTACGAACAGAGGGTGGTGCGAGTATTGCAAAAAAACTTTACGTTGGTACAGACTTAGATGTAGATGGAACTGCTAACTTAGATGTTGTAGACATTGATGGTGCAGTTGATATGGCAAGTACGCTAGCCGTAGCTGGAGCAGCTACTTTTGCAGGCGAAATTACTGCCAATGGTGGATTAAACGAAGATCATAATGCTGGCGCACTTTCAAATTCCAACGCAACTCTTACTTTAGATTGTCACAATGGAAATAATTTTAGTGTAACTTTAGCTGCAAATATTACAAGTTTTTCTGTCACAAACTTACCTTCTAGTGGTACAGCTTTTTTCTTCAGCCTTAAAGTTACACAGGATAGTTCTGCACGTTCGATTACTTGGGGATCCGCAGTCAAATGGGCAGCAGGTACAGCTCCTACGCTTTCTTCTGGATCAGGAGATGTTGATGTATTTACTTTTTATACAATCGATTCGGGTACAACAATTTATGCATTTGTCGCAGGGCAGGCATTAGCATGAGTTCTTCTAAAAAATTATTTGGAGCAAGCGGTGTTTTGGACGCAGCCTCTGGTGCATCTAATATTGAAGATTTGTATTCTACATTTGTGTATAAAGGTGATGGCAGCACAAGAAGCATTGTAAATGGATTAGATCTTAGCGGCGATGGTGGACTTGTCTGGATTAAGAATCGAGATACAAACAGTCGTGACCACGTATTAATAGACACTGCACGAGGGGCTACAAAAGTTTTAAGTACAAACAATCAAAATCAAGAATCAACTGATTCGGATACTATTA